ACCAGGTCCGCACGCACTTCGTCGGCGGTGGCTTTGGCCTCGGCGGCAGCAATGTCCTGGACCTCTTCCTCGGTGCGGCTGGGAGCCGCGGCCAGGGCTTGGAACGGGTCGACCTTGGATGGCGGCGGTGCGCGGCGCAGGCCCTTTACAGGGGCAGGCTGTTGTACGTTGGCGTCTGGTACAGGCGCAGCTTGTTGAGCTGCGGCTCCAGGATTTCCGGCATCACCACCCACTCCTTGGTCGACAGGAGCATTTCGTCCTGGATTGACCACGCTTCCCTGAACGACAGGGCTCCGTCCATCCACGCTTGGTGCAGCGGGGGCGGCAGGTTTAGCTGCTGTGCTGACATTGGGTTTACCTTGTTGTTTTTGCGCAACAGGTGCGGGCGCGTCTGCAAGCGCAGGAGGTGTCTGGCCGGTGAGCTTCTCGTAGACCGTGGCGATCTGGCCGAGCTTAACGTCACCTTCGTTCTTGCCCGCGGCCACCAGAGTGGCCACTTGGTCATTCAGGATTTCGGCGGCACGCGCCACCGAGTCCACGCCCTCGAGCTGGAGCTGCTTCAACTTGCCGTTGATGGCGTTGCCGATCTTCTGGGCCGTGGGGACGCCCGTCTTGCCGCTGAAGCTCACCAGGTTCGCACCCAAGATGGCAGCGTTCAGTTGCTGCTGCTCCGGGGGTAGCTGGGAGTTCAGGGCAGCGACTTCCTGCACAAGCTTGGCCACCTGCGGTTGGCCGTAGACGCGAGCGCCCAAGACGTCGTAGGTGTTGTCCATCGTGGCGACTGGCGTAACGCCCAGTGCCTTGGAAGTCTCGAGCAAAGTCTCCTGCGCGATCTGCTGCTCACGCTGGGTGGTGGCTTCTTCCTGCGCCTTGAGATCGCCCAACTGCATCTGCTGGAGTTCACCCGCGGTGAGCTCGCGCTCGATACCGGTCTCGGGGTCCTGGGCGAATCGCCCGCTGGGCTCGTTGAACGCGTCCAGGAACTGCTGCTCGTAGCCGCGCAGAGGCGTGCGCTGGAGACCCAGGTTCTGGTTGATGCGACCCTGCAAGGGGTCCATCTCGGTGGTTAGGTTGTACTCAGGCGTATTGGGCGCAGGAGCCCGGTTGCCGTTGCCAGTCAGATCGAACTGGCCTTCATCTACTGTGCGGGGGCGGCGGATGCCGCCAAGGGAGCCAAGCCCACCGCCAACTAACCCACCAATGGCCGCAGCGTTGAGGCGCTGCGAGAACGCCTCGTCATCAGACAGCGCGGGTCCAAAGGCCATCTCCAGCTCGTTCTGGCCAAGTTCGGTACCGGCTTCACCCAACGCACCAAGTCCGCCCGCAGTCGCCATCCGGCGAGCCAGGCCACCAGACAAGTTAGCAGGTGCGCGAAATGCACCACGCAGGGCACTGGGGACTGCCGCCTCCAAGGCACCATATGCCGGGGCAGCAGCAAACGCAGCAAAGGGTGACGGATCACCAGCGTCAACAGATTGGTTGTACAGCGAGCCCGCGCCCACGGCGCTACCGGCCAGAACCGAAGAGCCCACACCTTCACCGGCAGCCAAAGCAGCGCGGCGCGTTGCGAAGTCAGCACCCGCACGAAGACCGCCGCCACCCAGAATCCTAGGGGCCACAGCGCCTGCTCGTGCCAGGCCGAGGCCAGATGCAACCTGACCAACTCCAGGGATGGCCTGAGCGCCAGCAATTGCCCCGATGAGGGGGCCCTGCTTGGCCAACTGATACATAGCGAACTCACCGGCGTTGCTCAGGTTGACGTCCTCGATCTTGTCGAGGTCTGGGCGACCGGAGTAGTAGGCTTCGGCGTCGTTGAGGCGACGGCGATCCTGCATGCCGCGAGCTGCGCCATCAAAACCTAAAGCATCAAGGCCTGCGCCAAGAACGCCATAACCCAGGCTCTGCGCCTGATCCACACCAGAAGACAAACCCGCACTCAGCGCCCCGCGAGGGGCGGCTTCCACCCGAAACCCCTCATAACGTTCTGCGTAATCTTCGGGGGACAGAATGCGTGGCATAGGAACCTCTTACTGCTGTTGTTGTCTGGCGCGGTACGCCGCCCATTCTTCCGGCCCTGCGTAAATGCTTGGGGCCCCTTCTGCGGGACGTGCCGTGATTCTAGGGCCAAATCCGGTCGGAGCTGGGTACCTACTCCCTAACATTCGACGCTCATACTCGTCAGGGTCCTGCGCCGCAAACGCCAATACATCGTCCTTGATGCGCTTCATGTCTTTGGGGTCCTGCGTGTCGTACTCAGCGCCGTTAGGAGCCAAGATGTAACGACCGTCTTTGCTGTATTCCAGCTCGTTAGCCATTGCCGGGGGCATGCCAAGGGTCTTGGTCACGAAGTTGTCGCGGTCAGCGGGCATCACGCCCAGCGCTTTGCCGCGTGCGTTGACTTCGATCTCGCCGCCCAGCCCGTCAGTCATGTAGCGCTTGCCGTCGCGCATCATGATCTTGCCCTGCTCAGGCACTTCGACTGGCTTGGATGGACCCGCGGATTTTTGCGCATCATTGAGCGCCCGAATCGAAGGTGGGATGCGCAGCCCTTTGGGGGCAGTAGCGCGAAGCTGGTCGTACTCACGAGCGTAGATGGCCGCAGCATCCTTGCCCGCGGGGCCTAGAGTCATAGCCGCCTGGTAGCCTTCGAGCACACCATCAACCTTGGACTGGAAAGCAGTCGCGGAGGCGTCGAGTTTGTCTTTTTGCAGCAAACGACTGCGGTTGAACGCTGCAACGTCGCGCTTGATATCGAGTTCTTGGCCCAGCAGGTCCGTGCGAGCAACGTCATTGGCGTCTGCGTTGGCAAAGCGCGTAGCCTGGTTGTTGGATGTGACGCCTTTGGTCTGGGCATCGAACACATCCTTGGCAATGGCACGAACTTGGGCGGAGACCTTGTCCATCTCCGCACGAGCGCGGATGGGGTCCACATCCATCAGGTTAGTCAGTGCAAACAGGTCCCGAGTTTCCTTCATGGAAAACTTCATCGGGTCCTTGCCCGGCGGAGTCCAGTTCATGTATCCCGGCTGCTTGCCTTTGCCCGCCACCCAGGTGCCGTTGCCGGGAATGCCTTGGTCCAAGCTGATCCTGTCGACAATCTTTAGACGGTCGTCATCGGTCATGGCGTCCCACGCAGCGTATTGGGCCTTGAGACCGTCCTCGTACTTGAAGTTCTTGGCGGATGCCTGCGATGTGCGATAAGCGGCGGTGTCACCCTTGGTCAGCGCGATGCGGCCCAGCAAGTCCTCGGCAGCCGCACCCGTGGGAGCCTGGTTAAACGTCATTGGGCGGTCAGTCATCGCCGGGGCACGCAGGCCACCCACAGGGCGCACGCCGGTGTCGAGCTGAGGCATGGCTAGGCCTTCCGCAGGCAGGGCTGCCGCGGGCTGGTTGCTCATGCGCAGGCCAGGGGCAGTCGCACCGGTGGCGAACTTAGGCATGGCGAGGCCTTCCGCAGGCAGCTCTGCCGCGGGCTGGTTGCTCACGCGCATGCCCATTCCCGTACCGCGGGGCGCAAGCGCGTAGTTCTCCGCGTTGGGGCGGGTGAGCTGCTGGGTCAGGGAGTCGACCTCAGAGTCCTTGGTGCGCTGGCGGGCCTCGGCGTCACGACGCCAGCCGAACTCTTCCGCAGCGCGTGCATCGCGCTCCTTGGCCAGTACGTCGCGCTCCTTCTGCATTGCGAGCTCTTCCTGGGCCAGGCTGTTGCGCTGGGCCTGCGTGAACATGTCGGTGCCGAGCTTGAACCCACTGTTGAATGATGTAGCCATGATGGTTCCTTACAGCTTTGCGTAGTCGACGGCGGCGTAGTCGCCCACGACGTTGGGGATGTATGCCTCCGGCTTCAGCACGGCGACTTCGTCGGCCATCACGCCAAGCAGCATCGGACCGCCAGCCTTGTAGCGGTAGCGGTACACGGTGAGTCCGTTGTCCAGCTTGCCGATGGCCTCGATGTCGGTCTTCAACCGACGGTCGCTGAAGATGCCGGTGCCAGCCTTGCCCGCTGCTGCCCCGCTGGCGGTCAAGCCGCCTGTGAGGTAGGCCGAGCCCATACCCGCTGCCGCGCCGAGGATGGTGCCGAACGGATCGTTGGCGTTGTTCATCTCGCTGGCCTTCTGGCCAAGCGAGGTGTAGCTGCCCAAGCCCTGGATGCCCGAGGACATGCCGCTCTGAGCGCCAGCAAAGTTGGCGTTGTTCGCGTTGAGGTACGAGCTGTTCGCGTTGGTCATGCCAGCCGCGCCGCTTTGCATCGCGCCCAGGGCGCTGTTGCCAATGCCCATGGCACCGATGCCTGCGTTCATTGAGCCGTAGCCCGTTCCGATGGCGCTGGTACCTGCACCAACAGCCCCAATTCCTGCACCCATGGCACCTGTGGCAAGACCCGCGTTCGTGGCACCCAGACCGGCGAGGCCGCGCATACCGCCATACATCTGCATCTTGGTCGACAGCCCCACCTGATCGGCGGCTTGGCGTGTCTTGTTGGCTGCGGACGCCATCGCCGTCGCTTTGGCCATGGAGTTCTGGTTTGCCAGCACAAGCGCGGCATTGCTGTTAGGGTTTACCCCACGTCGCTGGTTGTTGCGAATGCTCTCGGTACCCGCTCGGTCAAAGGCAGAACCGACGTCAGCTTGTGCTTGGCCAATCAGACCCTGCTTGTACGAGGCGCTGTCGAAGCGATCAACTTCCCCGAGGAGCTTGTCCTCAAAGGGAATCGCAACGCTGCGATAACGCTCGTCGTTGAACCGCATCTGCCCGAGCTGATAGTCGCCCAGCGCGTTGGCGCGTTCGACCTGGGAGCGCGTCAGACCCAACTGCTCGCGTGTCATACCAAGCTGATCGCGTGCCATGCCGAGCTGCTCGTTGGCGACGTTGCGGGAAAACCCGAACTGATCGCGTGCAAGTGATGCACTGCCCTCGCTTACGCCAATCGCCCGGTTGGCGAGCTCGCGCATGTACGGCATGTCCTGCGTGCGGTAGTCGTTGTACTGAGCCTCCGCCATGTCGAGTTGGCGGTTCGCCGCTTCGGCCATCCGCGGATCGGGAGCTGGTGCGCTGCTTTTTCCACCCATATCAGTTCTCCAAGTACCGGCAGTCGTCGCGCCGCATTACGTACAAAATCACATCGCCGCCATCTGCGGCGGCTCCTTGCAAGACGGCTTCCTGTTGGAACCCGAGGTGCTCATCAAACCTGCGGGCGTCGGCGTTGTTCGCCTCGACGTAGCCGCTAACTCTGGTGCAGCCCAGCTCCACGAACGGGTAGTGGAAGCTGTACCGCAGAAATTCTTTGTTGAGCCACTTCTTGCCAGGCTCGGCTGCAACGTGCATCCAGATGTTGTGCTGGTTGAAGCCCTCGTACAGGACCCCGGCCACCAGCTCCCCATCACGCTCCAAACCCAACCCCTTCATGCCAGCCACGAGGCTGACGGGCATGCGCTCTTTGCAGAACGCAAACACCCGGGCGGGGTCGGAGATGATGCGAGTGGACATCAGACGTCGATGGTGATCTCGTCTGCCACAGGCTCAGCAGCCTTCTTCTTGGTGCTCTTGACGGTTTCTGTCTTGATGACAGCGTCGTCGATCTCGGCCATGGCCAAGCCGTCGATGGATGGGTAGAACTCGCCGTTGCGGAACTGGCCCATGCTCTTGTGCTTCAGAACCAAGTCGCCGCCCACGGCTGTGGCACCCATGGCGATCAATTTATCCAGTGTTGACATGCGTTACTCCTGTGTGTTAACAGGCAGTATTATGCCCGGGCCTGTTAGCTTGTGCTAGTGGATTATGCGGACGTTACGTCGCCACAGGCTTTGCCATGCCCGCTGGAATTATTCCGTTTGGCACGCTGTCTGGATCAATGATGTCATCCCTGCCAACTCCAAAGCGAAGGGCGTGGATACAGTAAGCAACCGTGTCATCCTCGAGGGCTTCAAGTTCGTGATGGTGCTCGGCCTTGATGTAGATCATTTGTGGGGCCTTGAACACAGTGGCCGCACCATTGACAGTTACTCGCAGCGAACCCGAAGCCAGCAAGGTCAAATGGTCGAAGGCATGTGTGTGGCCCAACTCAAAGTCACCGGCTTTGCGAAAGTGCATCTGGCGTGAAAACAGATTTGCCACGCAGCCGAGTTTAATTTCAGGGGTGTTGACCAAGATTGCTCCCTAAGTTAAATGACTACAACTGGAATTAGGGCTTCTGTCGGCCAAGGCACAACGATGCTGTTCACTTCCTCGATAGTGGTCGCTGCGTCAACCTGATCGGCAAGATTCTTCTCGGCGGTAAAGCTGCTTTGCACATGCTGTGCCACCGCTCTGGCAATTAGAGACACCTGCTCCAAATTCAGCGTGACAAAACTGCCATTTGACGACTTCCAGTCAACGCTAGGAATCATCCCTTCTTTGAGGCTGGAAAACGCGCTGCTAACCATCGCCTGCGACTCGCGGTCAGTCTTGATGGCTACGCCGTTTACTTCCACCCCTTTTGTTTCGTGCAGATAACGCCACGATGCAATCTCGGCTTCTTTCGCTTGCTTGGCCGCGCCAAGCGTGGTGGGATTTACGCTGGGAAGCACTACGCTTCCTGTAATCCCAACTTCAGGCACGACAACTGCGGACTCAAGCTCTTGCCAAAACCTGACTGGTGCATATGCCTCCACGACGGCTTCGACCGACTCACCCTGATATGGCAACCGCGCCCCGATGTGCATGGTCTGACGACCCGCGCTCGAGTAAACGATCTCCATGCAGCGAGCGGCTTCGTCCACTCTGATAATTTCGTAATCGTATGCAATGCTCATGAGATGCCTCCTAAACGGGTGCCAAAGGCAACCCAAGAAATGTTTCCGTTACCTGACACGGCCAGCCCCCCAGAGCCTCCAGCAGTGCCGCCATACACGGCTTCGTTGTTGTAGTTGTTGAAGTTGTTAGCTCCTGTACCGCCGCCTGCGCCCCAACCGCCGCCCGTTCCACCATCACCACCAGAACCAGAATTGCTGCCCGCTCTGTGTCCTCGGCCCCCTACGCCCGGCCCGTTGACGGTGCCGCCGGTGCCAGAAATAGCTTGAAACTGCGTGTTTAGAACGTAGGAGAATCCCGCAGTTCCACCGGCTGAATTCGCAGCAAGCGAAGACCTACCACCGCCACCGCCGCCGCCGTAGAAGTTGTAACCGTAGTCGGCCACACCACCACCACCGCCGCCACCGCCACCACCGCCAGCAATCGTGCCGTTATTGGTGATAGTTATCGCAGAGGAAGCCGATATCGCTGTACCGCCAGAACCCCCGACAACGTAGCGGCTTGTTGTAGCGGCTCCATTACCACCCATGCCAACAATTAGGCCGTTATTGATAAGCTCAACACCACCGGGGAAAGACCCGTTCACTGTCAGTGCGGGGGTGCCCGTGCCGTTGCTACTTACGTAAACGCCGCCGTTAATGGTGGCTACCACCTTGCTCGATTGATTCCAGCCAGCATTTACCGCCAGCGTCCGCAAGTTGGCGTTGGTCTGGTTGCTCGAAATCGAGAACGCGAACTGGTTCGCCTTGCCATAGCCCTGCGACATACTGATCGCACCAGAGGCCACACCGAACAGTGAGCGAACTGCGCTCTCGTTCATGTTGATCGACGCCGTCGCAGATCGGCCCAACTCGACGTTGACCTGCGAGAGCGAGATTGAACCGGATGATGGCAATGGCATGACTTACCCTTTCAGCGCGGCGAGTTCTGCCTTGAGGCCAATGACCTCGCGGGCCAGGACCACACACGCTGCAAGCGCGGCGTTTCCGTAGGCCACCGAAAGCATCCCGTCCGTCCCCTCGCGCACAGCCTGGGGCAAGAACGATTTAAGACCTTGGGCGCTAACGCCGATTTGGGTTTCCCCCGTGTCCTTGCGGTCATACACGCCCATCTTCAGCTCGGATAGACGCGTTAGGAAGTCAGCGTCGAGGTTGCGCCAGTTCTGCTTCAGGCGCTCGTCCGAGTAGGCAGTGACGTTGCCCGAGGCAGTGAGGTTTCCAGAGCCGTCGCTTGTGAGATAGGTCGTGCTGGCAGCGCCCGCAGCGTTGGTAGCCGCCAAGCGTGTAACGCCCGTATTGTCGAGGTACCAACCGCGTGCATGAAGGCCCGTCACATTCAGCTCGAGCATTGCCGTGCTAGCACCCTCAATTTGCACCCGGGAGCTCGCAAAGGTTTTGACCCCTGATATTGTCTGGTTAGGTATCGCCGTGATGACCGCGCCACTTGCGTTCGCACCGATCCGGTTCTGGATGGCAACGACCGCATCCTGCAAGTTGTTAATGTCCGCAGCGAGTACGTCCGACACCCCATCGAGCTTTGTCGTGAAAGTATCAGCCGTCCCGGGAAATGAGGTTGGCATGGGTTCTCCTTATGGCTCGAGGGCAAGAGTTCTCCAGCCCCCAAGCGCTGGCACGTAGATTTTAACGCGACCGTTTACACAGATCATATCCCCGGCTTCATAGGTCGCCCCGGTTGGGTCGGCCCCGCGGTTGTAAAGGTGGATGTCAGCCACGTTCTGCTCGCCCGAGACGTAGAACGGCACACGCTTGGAGGCGTTGTTGAAAAAGACCAGAACGCCGGAGCCGTACTTCTTGGCCCCGTACTTGAAACTTCCGTACTTGCCGCTTGTTGCACCTGTTAGGAACAGCAGCCCCTGGTTGTCCATCTGGATGCGCTGGCCGGAATCCGCGGTCCTGACTACGGCACCGGTGATGACGCCCCCGGTGATCGTGCTGCCGACCACGCTGCCGCGAACGGTCACGTTGCTGAACTCGGCGTTGCCATTGCCATTGATTCGCCATCCTGCGCTGCCGGATACGTACCCGGTAGACTGGATGTGCTCCCCGACTCCGATGCTGCCCGCGGTGAGCTTGTCCGCCGTCAGGCTTGTGATCTTGGCGCTGTCGACCGCCAGGTTGGCGATCTTCGCGTTGGTGATCGTGCCGTTCTGGATGAACGCATCGGTGATGTACACGCCGGGGTCGACCGCGACGCCGCCAATCGAAGTGGCAGTGGTCCGCACAATGAACGGCATCGCAGGTGCGACGCCAGGCCCGCTTGGGCTTGCAATGTAGAAGCTGTCTGAGCGAACCGCGAACGTAGATGTTGGGGCAGCCCCCGAAGACTCGGACGCCAGGCCAAAGCCCGACACGTAGCCATTCAAGTCCACCTTGACCGTGTACTGGGCAAAGAGCGAGTCGTCGGCGCTCGCTCGCACGGACGACTCGGCCTGGATGGCCGCGGTGTTGGCCCCCGCCGACGCGGACAGTGTCGTAATCTGGCTTGCCTGGGCGCTGTCCGCGCTCGTGAAGACCTGCTGCTGGGTGACGAGAGCCGCCGCATTTGCGCCGGTCGCAGCCGTGATGCTGCTGATCGAGGACGCCAGTGATTCATCCTGCGAGGCCCTGGCCTGCTGCTCGGTCAGTAAGCCCGCACTGTTGACGCCAGCGACGACGGCCAACCCGCCAATGCTCGAAGCTTGCGCAGAGTCCTGGGTTGTGCGGGCCTGCTGCTCGGCAAACAGCCCTGCGCTTGCGTTGGCGGTGGCCGCAGTCAGCACAGTGAGCTGGGAGGCCTGGGCGCTGTCGGCGTCGCTCGAGGTCTGGGACTGAACAACCAGTGCAGCCGCGTTGGCTCCAACGGCAGACCCCAAGGTCGTGATCTGGCTCGCGCTGGCAAAGTCAGCCGCAGCGCGAACGTCCTGCTCGGTGATGATCCCGCTCAGCGCGTTGGCCGCAGCTACCCCAACCGAGGTGATCTGGGACGCCGCAGCAGCGTCGGCGCTGGTTCGCACATCTTGTTCGACGTTGATGGCCGAGCGGTTGTCACCGGTGGCTGCCGAAAGAACTGCGACCTGGCTGGCCGCAGCACTGTCCGCGTCGGCGCGGGTCTGCTGCTCGAATGAGATCGCTGCCGCAGTGTTTGCTGTCGCCGCAGAGATGTTGGCCACCTGGCCCGCTGCCGCCGAGTCGGCGTCTGCACGGACTTGCTGCTCTACCTGGATGAGCCCGGCGTTGGTGCCCACCGAGGCCGCAAGGCTGGTGATCTGGGATGCTGCCGCGTCGTCCGCGCTTGCACGGGACTGCTGCTCCACGATCAACGCAGCCGAGGTGTTGGCAGTCTGCACGCCAATGGTGAGCGTCTGGCCCGAGAGCGCGTCGTCCGCGCTTGCACGGGCTTGCTGCTCGATCTGGAGCGCAGCGGATGTGGCCCCGCTGACCGCCGCAAGTGTTGAGGTCTGCCCGGCCAAGGAGTCATCGGAGCCTGCACGGACTTGCTGCTCCACAAGCAGCGCCGCCTTGTTCTCGAAGCTCTGCGCACTCAGCGCAAGCGTCTGGCTGGCCGTCGCGGAATCTGCGTTTTCTCTGGTCGACTGCTCGACCACAAGGCCTGCGGCTACACCGGCAATGCTGTTCCCCAGCAGGCCCTGGGCTGCGGCAACCGCAGAGTCCGCAATACCGCGGGTGTTCGCCTCGGCGGCAACCGAGTTCTCCAAGTTGGTGTCGGCCAGCACCCGGGCGTTGGACTCAGCCAAGTCACCGGCAATGCGGTCCGCGATCTCGTCGTTCAACGCGGCAATCACGGCGCTGAAGTCGCCGCCCGAGACTTCTTCCAGCAGGTCGATCTGGCCTTGGAGGTCGGTTACCGCAGCGATACGAGCGCCGACCTCCGTCTGGATACGGGCGTTGACCGAGCCGACAGTCGAGCCGTCTGCGTCAATCAGGTTGATCCTGGAGCCAAGGGTGTTGTTGAGCTCGGACGCGGTAAGCTGGCCTGTCAGCGCATCCAAAAGCAGGCTCACATCCTGGCCGGTTGTCACCTGGACGCCGTTCGTGCCGCCCGCAGGTGTGGGGCTGAGCACACCCGCCTGGGTCTCCCACTTGATCCACAGCCGCCAGGTGGTGGATGGGTTCGATGGGTGTGCGTGGACGGTGCCGGAGAATTGGGTGAGCTCGACCGCATCGCCAAAGACAGGCGCTGGGTCCCCAGGGCTAATCGTCACGCCATAGACGCGGGTGCGCAGGTGCCCACCGCCCTGGATGTACAGCGGCGCATCGTGCTCGATGAATACGTGGCTGATCGCGCCCGCTACCTGGAATCCCGTTGGCTGCGGCGGAGGAGTGAGGTCGATCTCTGGGTTGCTGATCGAGGTGCCCGGCAGCAGTGGCGGGAGCTGCCCGCCGGGGCGCAGGGTGTAGCCATCGGGCAGCTTGAGGAGTCCGTTGTCCATCAAGTCGCGCAGCGTCAGGCCCCGGTCCATCGGATTGCCGATACGACCCATGTAGGTCATCAGCGCTTCGCGCACGCGCTGCTCAAAGTTCGGCGCGTTGGGGCTTGGGAGGTCGGTGCGCTGGTCTGACATCAGCTCGGCCCCGGTTAAATGTCTGCCATCTCGGCCATGGCGGTTGCCATGCCTGCGGACTGCACCGCGGTTGCGCCCTCGATCTCCATCTGCCAGTCAAGCGCTGCGTACCCGGAGGGCAGCCGAAACGGCAGCCTGCTGGTCACGGTCTGCGTGTGCTTGAGCGCACCGTCGGCGAAAAGCCTGAAGGTAACTGGGTATGTGTCAGCAACAACCTCAGCGCAGCCGAAGTTCGTTGCCTTCGTGGCGCGGAACACCTTGGAGCGAAAGCGCATGGTCAGCAGCGACCCGGCGTCCCACTTCTGCACGTTACCACCGGCGAGCACGTAGAGCTGATCGCGCAGCTCATCAAAGTGCATAGCCGTATAGCCGGTGTCGAGGAAGTACACGCCCTGCGGGTTGGAGGTGTCGATGAAGAACCCCTTGCGCCCGCTGCCGTCGTCGTAGCTGCCGAAGTACAAGCCCTCGTAGTGCTTGCCGATGATCGAGCTTGGGACCAGCGCCTGCCAGTCCTCGCGTGTCATGATTCCTGCGGTCAGGATGCGGGCACCGCCAGCACCGAACCAGCACAGACCGTCTTCCGAAGCCCAGGCAACGCCTGAGCCCATCGACACCGCCGAGCGAGCTGCAACGCAGCCCTGGGGCACCTCAAGGGGCTGCTGATCCATGGAGTCGGGGCTTGAGCCTCCCACGAGGAGGGGACGGCCCGTGGTCAGCACCACCATCGACTGCCCGAAAACGCCCAGCGCCACGGGCTTGGAGTCGGGCGGAATCACGTCGTACTCGAACGGCCAGGCGTAGGGAATGTACGGCTCGCAAAAGCGCACCGAGTTGCCGCTGATACCGGCCAGCATCCCGTTCCACAACGAGGTCAGGTTGGTCAGGTTATCCGGGGGCGGCAGCCATGAGGTGGTTGGCAGGACTTCGCCCAGCGTGCGGTTGTCATCCTGGGTGCTCGAGGTGCTGACAGCGATCTCGCGCAGGAAGAAGAACTCGGTCGCGCCCGATGCGCCGGTCTGCGTGCGGTAGATGCGGATGAGCGTGATCTGGTAGTTGCCCGCAGGCACGCTTGCAAACCCGTTCAGCGTTGCTGTGGCGTCGATGGGTCGGTTGTTCTGAGCGCTCACGGGAGCCGGTGCGGACTCCCACCCGAGGTTGTTCACGTAGGTGTACGTGTAGAAGAACGTCTCCTCGAGGCCGGTTCCTCCTGCGACCGTCGTCACGAGCAGCGCCGCAGCAGGGGCTGGGATGCCCAGGGGGCGGGTTGCCGTGGGGTACGGAGCCGAGGCAAGCGCGATGGTGTTGTCAGTGAACTTGGGTGTGCCGTCGCCTGTGAAGAACGTGCGCTCGGTCGTGTCCTGCGCGTCGAAGCCGCGCACAGCATGCACGTCGGTGGTCCAGCTCAGCCAGTACTGCGAGTCGCTGATGGTGTCGCGGCCCATGCGGTAGATGGTCTGCCGACCGGACGGCACAGTTGCAACCGTCGAGGGCTGTTTCCATGGGCGCAGGTCCCCGCGGCCAGGCTTTTGGTTGCGCGAAACCGTGCCGACGCTGTCGGCGAGCAGCTTCGGGTGAAGCGCTCGGTTCTCGCCCAGGAACCCTGAGAGGCGAACTACCGCCACGATCAGACAATCCGCTTGAACACGGCAGTGCCGCGGGTAACCGACGCACTCACAGACGCTGTAAGCGCCGTGGTGTCGGAGCGCCCGGCATTCGTGACCAGGTACTCCTCGGAGGAAGCAGCAGACGGCTTGACCACGTCACCCAGCGCGTACTGAGTCTGGAACGCGTAGGTCCGGCAGCCAGCGATGCAGATCACAGCGCCCGCACCAGGCAGGGAGTTGGCGGCACCCAGCACGTCGAGGTTGGTCCATGTCGGAGCCGCGGTCGATGCGGTCGTTGCCGTCGTGACCAGGAACTCCTTGAGGGACGTAGCGGTTGGGCGCACGATGAGGCCCACAGCGTAGACGGTCGACGCTGCGAAGTTGGTCGGCGTGTAGAACTTGTCGATGGTGCGCAGAGTCGCTGTGCCATCGGTCGTCGTGCTCGCATTGGTCAGCGCCCAGGTGGGCTCCGTTGCAGTGTTAGCTGTCGTGCCAGCCACCGTGACGACGAACAGTTTGCCAAGGGCTGCCTCGCTGCCGGAGGGCGGAGTCAGCGCCGTGATGCGCTGGCCCAGGGTGAGCGCCGAGTTCTGTGGGCGCGTGATGTAGGGCTCGATGTTCACGCTGGTGCCGGTCACCGACCAGTTGCTTCTTGTGATGACGCCGTTGTTGGCCAGGTCCGCCCCCGACAGCAGCTCAGCGATTGACAGCGTGCCCGTCGCTCCAGCAGCTCCGCCCAGCAGTGTTAGCAGGTTAGCATCGGTTTCTTCAGGTCGCCCTGGAGTGTCGATGGTCGTCGTGAAGGTCACGGTGCGCGTTACGGTGGCGCGACGGGTATTCTTAGGCATTAGGAACCTTTCAGGGGCCGAGCTATTTACCAGGGATTGTAGCGGCTTAAACCAGATTTGCCATGGGGTCATCGAGCATCTTGCCTGCATGCGCGGTTACATCATTGACGCGGCGACCCCAGCCTTTGCCGAAAGTGCCCCAGTGCGGCAGGTCCATCAGGAACGACAGTCGGCGTTTGCTGTAGTCACTTACCAGTTGATCTGGGGAGAACTGGCTAACAGCAGTCAAGGTTTTGGGACCGATGCCACCATCAGGGTCAACGCCAACACACGATTGCAGCCACGTGGCG